CGGTGCGGACTGCTTCGACTGCGGTGGCGCGCTCGTGCGGCCTGTCAGCGACGACGGGCTCGAGGTCGAGGACGTCGTCACCTGCCGGCAGTGCGGCAGCACGTACGACGGGGCCCGCTACCTGCTGGCCCTCGCCGCACGCCGGCAGGAAGGGCTCGACGGGTGGGTCGCGGTGCCCGCGGCGGCCCTCGCCTCGCGCCGACCCGTCAAGACCCTGCGGGCGTGGCTCGGCACGGTCGTCCCGGTGGCGTGCGACGTCGCCAGCCGGGCGCAGGTCGTCTGGTACCCGGCGCTCGCCGAGCGCGCGGAGAAGGCACAGAAGCGACGGAGGATGAGCGCGTGACCCCGGGCACCGACACCTGCCCCGAGACCATGGTCGGCTCGTGGGGTAACGACCCGGCCCGACTGTGGACGTGCGGCCAACGCGCTGGTCATCGCGGCCCGCACAACGAGCGCCCGCCCTCGGGCTGGCGACAGCTTCGTGAGGCAGGGTGCCGGTGCACCGCATGGGAGGACCACGCCCCCAACGGCTGCCCGACTGCCACGGGTCCGGGCCTGGAAGCGGTGCCGCTGGCGGCCGACACGCCGCGTTCCGGGCGCCATGATTGACAACGGTCACCGCGCGTTACATCCTCTGCGCGTCGTCCATCGGCATGCCCGCATGCTGGTGAGAGGGCCCACGAGTAGGGCGCGCCCGACGTCCGCAGATACTCCCCGAGACGTGCGGGGCACAGGGGAGCCGAGGGTCACGCCTCTACGGCAATCGGGCACACGACGTCCCCCGCCCCTCGGGGACCTGCCGGCCCTGGCTGCCGGAGTGATGGGGCGCCGCGCACGCACGCCACGGCTCTACAGGGGTGCACCTTGACGCTGGCCACCGACCTGCAGCGCGTCGCCGCCGCGTTCGCCAGCGACGTGCAGGTCGCCGCGGCGCGCGAGGCCGAGGCGGCCCCGGCCAGCTGGCTCACCCGCTACTTCCCGGGCCACGTCCGCGCCGGCTTCGCCCCGCACCACGAGGCCTTCTGGGCGTGGGTGTGGGCGATCCGCGCAGGCTTCCGGCCGCAGCCGTTCGTCGCCATCTGGCCGCGCGGCGGGGCGAAGAGCACCAGCGCCGAGCTCGCCGTCGTCTCGCTCTCTGCCCGCGGTGTCCGCCGGTACGTGCTCTACGTCTGCGAGACGCAGGACCAGGCCGACGACCACGTCGCCAACATCGCCAGCCTGCTCGAGCAGCCTGGCGTCGCCCGCGACTACCCGCGCCTCGGCTCCCGGCTGCTCGGCAAGTTCGGCAACAGCAAGGGCTGGCGACGCAACCGCCTGCGCACCGCGTCCGGCTTCACCATCGACGCCATCGGCCTCGACACCGCCGCCCGCGGGGTGAAGCTCGAGGACCAGCGCCCCGACCTGCTGGTGCTCGACGACATCGACGCCGAGTCCGACGAGCACGCCATCACCGCCAAGAAGATCCGCACCTTGACCCGCAAGCTGATGCCTGCCGGCAGCAGCGACCTGGCGGTGCTCGCGATCCAGAACCTCGTGCACCCGGACAGCGTCTTCGCGCAGCTCGCCGACGGACGCGCGGAGATGCTCGCCGACCGCATCGTCTCCGGCCCGGTGCCGGCTGTGCGCGACCTCGCCTACGAGCAGGGCAAGGGCGGGTTCCGGGTCACCGGCGGCACGCCCTCGTGGGCCGGCCAGGACCTCACCGTGGTGCAGGGCCAGATCGACACGTGGGGCCTGTCGGCGTTCCTCGCCGAGGCGCAGCACGAGGTCGAGGCGCCCGCCGGCGGCATGTTCGACCACCTCGACTTCGAGCACTGCACGTGGGACGAGCTCCCGTCGCTGGTCCGCGTCGTGGTGTGGGTGGACCCGGCGGTGACGAACACCGACGCCAGCGACAGCCAGGGCCTGCAGGCCGACGGGCTCGGGATCGACGGCAAGGTCTACCGGCTGTTCTCGTGGGAGGACCGCACCAGCCCGCAGGACGCGCTCAAGCGGGCGATCCTCAAGGCGTACGAGCTGCATGCCGGGCACGTCGGGGTGGAGACCGACCAGGGCGGCGACACCTGGGAGAGCGTCTACCGCGAGGCGCTCCGCGAGGCGCTGGAGGAGCACCCCGAGCTGCGTGCCCTTCCTGCGCCGCGGTTCACCAGCGCGAAGGCCGGCGCAGGGCACGGGCCGAAGGCGCACCGCGCGAGCCGCATGCTCGTCGACTACGAGCACGACCAGATCGTGCACGTGCTGGGCACGCACACCGTGCTGGAGAAGGCGCTGCGGCGCTTCCCGCGCACCAAGCCGTACGACCTCGTCGACGCGTCCTACTGGTCCTGGCAGGACCTGGTCGACCCGGACGTCGAGGAGCTGTTCGAGTGGGACGACCCGGTGTCCATCGGGCCCGACGTCTGACCGAGGGAGGCCGGCCGTGGAGCCCAGCACCGACGCCGTGCCGACCTGCGACGAGGCCATCGGCAACGCCGTGCGCCTGCGCCGTCAAGGCGAGATGACCACCGACCGCGAGCTCATGAGCCGCCTCGACGACTTCGCCGCCACCTGGGTGCGCATCGCTGAGCTGCAGCACGAGCGCGCATGACAGCCGACCTCGAGGTGCACGACGCGCTGCAGGAGGACGCCGCGCTGCGAGGGCAGCTGCGCGCCGAGCAGGAGCACAACCTGCTCCTGCAGGAGGCGCTCGCCGAGCTCGAGCGCGAGGACCTTGGCTGGACCCGCCTCGATGGCCAGGGCCAGGGCCAGGGCCAGTTCTCCCGCGCCGGCCTGAACAGCATCGCGGCCGCCGCCCGGCTGAACTACCTGGCCAACCCGCTGATCCGCCGGGCCGTCAACGTCCGGACGTTCTACACCTGGGGCCAGGCCGTCTCGGTCAGTGCGCGCGAGGACGAGGTCAACGAGCTCGTGCAGGCGTTCATGGACGACCCACTGAACCAGCAGGTCCTGTTCAGCCACGACGCCCGCCTCGAGCGCGACCACGACCTGCAGCTCGAGGGCAACCTGGTGCTCGCGCTGTTCACCAGCCCGCTCACCGGCCGGGTGCAGGTGCGCACGCTGCCGATGGCCGAGGTCACCGACGTGCTCACCGACCCGGAGGACGCCGCCAGCCGCTGGCTGTACCTGCGGGAGTGGACGGCGAAGGTCGTCGACCCCGGCACCGGGCAGTCCTCGACCAAGCAGCTCAAGACGCTGTACCCCGACATCGGCTACCGGCCGATCCGGCGCCCGCGCGTCGTGAACGGCGTCGAGGTCCGCTGGGACACCCCGATCCTGCACGTCCGGACCGGCGGCATGGGCGGCATGCAGTTCGGCGTCTCCGAGGTCTACGCCGCGCTCCCCTGGGGCCGCGCCTACCGCGGCTTCCTCGAGGACTGGGCGAGCCTGGCGAAGGCGCTCAGCAAGTTCGCCTGGAAGGGCAAGACCAAGGCCGGCCGGGTCACCCAGATGCGCAGCACGCTGGAGGGCCAGGCCCGCGACGGCGTCCTCCCCGCGCGCTCGGGCGCCGGCGTCGGCCAGGGCTTCGTGTCCGACGAGGCGTCCGACCTGACGCCGATCAGCAAGACCGGCGCGACGCTCGACGCCAACAGCGGCCGGCCCCTGGCCATGATGGTCGCCGCCGCCATGGACATCCCCTACACCATCCTGATGGGCGACCCCGACATCGGGAACCTCGCGACGGCGAAGACGCTGGACCGGCCGACCGAGCTCGCGATGCAGTCCCGCCGCGAGATGTGGGCCGGGATCTACCGCACCCTCGCCGGCTACGCCATCGACCAGGCGGTCAAGGCGCCGCAGGGCGCGCTGCGCGGCACCGTGCTGCGGCCGGCTGAGCACCCCGACCGCGAGGTCATCACCCTCGCCGGCGAGGTCGACCGCAACCTCGACATCAGCTTCCCGTCGATCCTCGAGCACGACCAGCGCGACCTCGTCGCGGCGATCGTGGCCGCCGACGGGACGGCCCGCGTCCCGGCCGAGGTGATCTGCCGGTTGCTGCTGCTCGCGCTCGACGTCGAGAACGTCGACGAGCTGATGGA